CGCACTGTAGGCAGCGGCGGTGGGGGCCGTTTGTGTCGCGGGTGGTTTCCACGTCGCCCTTGCAACGCGGGCAGGCTCCCAGGGTGAGGTCAGGTTTTATAAATATCGGCCTCAGTGGGGTTGGGTCTGTGGCTTCCTTGACGTAGCGGTTCATTGCAGGTGAGGGGTTTGGGGTCTTGACACGGGGGGTTGTAACATGATAGGCTCCTCTTGTTGGATTTTACCGAGTCTGGCACCGAGGGCTTGGGCCATCACACCCAGGCCCTCACCTTTTACTGGTACAAGCTGTTTGTGGTCGATGCGACAGGTTTAACCGTTTTGCCAGCTAGTGTTTTGCACCTCCTTCGTTAGGATTTACCAACGCAGCTTATTTGGTCGCCTGTACGCCGTCGCTGCGGGGTGGCCAATACCATTTGCCGGGCCCCACGCCTTCCTCCACGCTGGTCAACCACAGCGAGTCATTGCCGTCCAAAAACGCTTGACCATTAAAGTTTGTGTCGGTGTGAGGCCAGACGACTATCGCGGGCACAACCTCCCCCCCTAAAAGCAATTGTCCAACAGAACCCGCGTTCTGGATGTGACGCCTGTTCACCTCCTCTGCATTCTCTCGTGAAATCATGTACAACACGATGCGCCCTGCCGTTAGTTTCGCCATGACTCCTCCATGCTTCAGACTTGATCCTTCCTGTCGCTCTTGATCTCGAACAACTCCGCTTCGGGGAGGTCCAGGATGCGTGCAACCCGCTTTCGGAAGCGGGGGCGTATCGGCTGTTGCCCAGACTCCAACCGCGCCAGGTATGTTTTCTTCATGCCGAGCCGAGTGGCAAGTTGCTCCAGCGTGTAGCGTTGAAAGATAGGATGCATCTCCTTGTCCGTGTTCTCCCTAGTGTTATTGTTGGAAGCCGTTACCAGGACTGTCGCTCCCATTTCGGCGTCTGGCCGCCTCGCATGGGTACTACCGCTAGCGTTTCCCCATGCTAACTGGAGCCAACTATGGTTCCGCTCGGCAACCACCCCTGGCTCCTGGACGGTATCATGCGCTGGCCCGCCACGTACTCATCGTCGTACAACGCCAACTTTCCCGGCGGCGGTTGGGTCTTGCTCCCACGCCAGCGCATCTCCAACTATAGGGTTTCGTGCGAAAATGTCAAGGGGGTTAGGGCGCGAGTTTCAGGCGAATTGGTTGCGAGGGGCGCAACCAGGTAGCGGGGGCTGGACTCGAACCAGCGTCTGCACCTTATGAGGGTGCTGAGGTGCCGCTCCTCTACCCCACTACAACGCCTCTAGTCTACAAGGCCACACGCAGCCCGTCAAGGCGTGGGCTGAAACGAGGGGGTGGCTATCCCAGGTAGTGGGGCCGTCAGAATCACATCCTGGGGCTTCTGCGGGCATTGTGGAGGAAAATCAGCCTTTTGTGAGTCGGTCAATGAGCAAATAGAGTATTGCGGCCACGGCAGCCAGGATACTGCCCCCGATACCAGTCTTTTTAGCCGCACTCATTGTCTTGCCCATCGCTGCGCCAGTCGCCTCGGCGTGCTTCATGCCGTTCACTTGTGCCTTGCGCTCGTTGAGCACCGCAACCTCACCCGTGAGGCGGTCTACCTTGATATTCAGGTTGCTAGCCCACGTTCGGAGACTGTCGGTTGCCTCCTGGAACTTGCCGATACTCTCTCGAAAGTTGTTCATGGCTTCCGTCATCTGTGCCAGAGTCTTGTCAACGGTTTCCAGGCGGGTCTCTATACGGGACTGGCGAGTTGCGGCGGCCAGGTCATGGTCGGCCCACGCCTTGTGAAACTTCTCAACGACCCCCTGGATTTCCTCGGTGGTCATACCCTCACCCTGTCGCCAACTGCGGGGAACGGCTGACACCGCTTGACCCTGTTCCACACATATCCCTGGTAGGCCACCTCGCCCATGTCGTCCACTAGCGTCACCAGGGCCTCATGAAAATGCTCTCGCGTTTGAGACGGACTGACCTTCTGCACTAGAAAGTCACCGTGTGGCAACTCAAAAGCGGTCACTTCTTATGCCCCTTCTTCTTGCCCCTGGCCTTCTTAGCCTTCGGAGCGGGCTTCTCTGGCGGCCTCATCCCCTCGTGCTTCGGCATGCCCTTTGCGTGCCCCGGCATCATGTGCTTCATGCTTGCACTCACTCCTCGTGTCTAGTTGTTCAACCTTTGTAACCATTTTCCTGGGGATTTGCTGGAAGAAGCGATAATCACCATCCTCGAAATGGTCTGTCCCCAGGACGATAGAATTCTGGTTTCGCTCAACGAGAAACCCCACAGTTTGAGTAGGCATTGGAGTGCGACACTCTTCACAACTCTTCAGGCCTTTCCTGCTATGAACGTGCCTGTTGGACGAGGCGTCTAGCCATTCAACCATGACCCTCTGCCCGTGGTGGTGGTGCTTCACTTCTTCCCCTTCTTCCTCTTTGCTTTAGCTGCGCCCGCAGTTCTAAGGGCTATTGCTACAGCTTGGGCTTGCTTGCGTCCCGAATGGCGCAATTCCCGAATGTTAGACGCAATTACTGCCTTGCTCTTGCCCTTCTTCAGTGGCATCAGGGCACCTCCCTACGGCTCTGCGACTACCACCACAGTTTTACCACGTTCATCGTGCCCTGTAAACTCCAGGCCCGTCATCTCCCGCACCTCCACTTGGTAGTTGCGAGTCCCGCCTGCGTCGTCTCGGAAGGTGAACTCCAGGAGCGTATTGCTCTCCGCAGCCGTGACCAGGGCCGCCCGCTGCTGCTGTGGCGTCTTTCCTTTATAGCTCCGGCTCAGGTCCAGCTCGCACCGGTGCGCCCACTTCGCCGCCAGCTTCTTACGGTACTCCAACATGACCGAGAGCACGTCCGGGCTTGTGGTGTTGGTGCTGCCCCGCGCCAAGGTGAGATAGAACCTGATGAAGCGAAAGGCCAACCCCGCTCCACTAGTGCCCAGGGTGTAGGTGGTCACGCCGTCGGAGGTTATCGTACCAAGTGAGACAGCGTCCCCCCCATTCAGAAGGTACTGCACTAGCACCGTCTCGGTGGCACTCGCCCCCGCAACTTCAACCTTGAGGGTCAGGGCTAGTTTGTCAACCTCAGACTGCCCCGTATCAAAGTGGGGCGTGTAGTGATATGCGGGCGTCCTGTAGACAAACCCTGAAACCGCCTTCGGGTTGATGCCTACAGGGTACAGAGTGATCCAGTACACCCTCTGGTTGTAGCCGAACCACAAGCGGTACAGGCTGTAGGCACTGCCCGCATACGCACCCTCGAATGGTTTGGAGATGCCTGTCAAGTAGATGTTTTGCCAACCCTTACCATCCCACCCCATGATGGTGTCGAAGGTCTGCGAGCCGTTCAGGGCAAGAAGCTCAGCATGTGTGTTGACAAGCTGGCTGATGGTGCCCACGGTATTGCTAGGAGGGTTGTCGCCCTCACGCGGCCAGACAATCCCAACAGCAGCGTCATCACCCGTAACCCTGTAGCCATAGATGGTTTTCCCTGCTGGAATGTACAGGGTATCCCGCCACACCACACAGCCCTTGCCGTTGTCGGCATGCTGCGGCAGGGTAAACTTCGTCTGAACAAACTTGGTGTTAGCCAGGTCGTGGGCGTAGAGGCCAACCTGGGTCATGGCGTAGAGAATGGGATTATTAGAGGTGTTCATGTAAACCAGGAGGTCGGTAACGTAGCCATCGGGCAGGCGCAGGCGGGCGTCGTTGGCTTCGGTGCCGATAGTAGACGCCGACCAGAGTTGGCCGGTGTTGTCTATGCCCCACAGCTTGTCGTTCCAGGAAGCCAGGTACAGGGTATCAGTGGTGTCGTCCGTCCAGCTTGTCCCGTCGGAAGAGTATGAGTAGCCGCCTGTATGGGCGATCACCAGGTAGGTTGTGCCCCCAAGCTGGATTGTCAGGATGTCCGTCGCGGCTGCGGGCAGGGTGTGAACCGCAGTCCCCCAGGAGTCGGTGCTGTTGTTGTACTTGTGTACTTTTGTGCCGAAGGTGGCGTAGACCTCGTTGGCAAGCTCGCCAATGACGCCCACTGCCGCTGACACTGTCGCCGCCGCCGTCTGTGTGGCCAGGCCGGGTAGTGTGAGGTGCCCTTTGGCTCGCAGGTTAGCGTCGGACCACCAGCAACGCCCTATACCCTCGTCACCGTGCTGAACTTCCAGGCCGAAGCCGCCCCGCCAGTCGGACCACGCCACAACGGACTTCGTGGGGTCGCTGTCACGGGTTACGTCGCCAATGACCTGCTTGGGAGCGTAGATAGAGGATAGGGAACTTTGTATCGGCGCTGTAAGGCGGTAAAAGACGCCGTTCAGGGAGATGTCGTTGAGTTTGACGACCTTGGCGGCCACGTCAGTCTACCAGCCTGATGTCCTGGAGCAGTCCCCATGCCCGGCGAGCGGCCTCAGCAAGGCCCCGCCAGTAGGCCCCGCGTGGTGCCTTGTTGTCAGGGTCGGTTGACGGCCCCCCACCACCCGACTCCAGCATCCCAGCAGTCGCGTAAGCGATAACATAGTCCTCTGGCACCTCGCACACATCCGAGTCCGCAGAGAGTAGCGCTGGTTTGTCGCCTCCCGTTATCTTCAAGAGATTCCCCCCGACCACGTCTCTAGCCGACGGGCTGAGGATGATGTCACGGGCCTCTTTGTCAATCCACCACGAACGGGGGTCGAGGCGTTGCCAGATAGCTGTGTCGGCAGCATAGGCTCGGATTTTGTCAATCCAGAGGGTACACGCTCCCAGATCAGTGCCGTACTGTAAGCCAACGCTGATAATGGCTGTATCAAGCCTGGGGTTCGCCAACGCAAGCCGAGCATAAGTCCCGGTGTTCGCCACCAACGCTGGGATAGAGAGGGATTCCAAAGCGGAGGCGCACAAAGCGGTGTCGTCCAGGAGGAGTTTCAGGTCCCCCGCTACAGCGGCCACGGTGCTCTTTATCCATAGTTCGACGTGGGTGTACCCAGATAAGTTGAGGGATGATATGGCGTCCGTTGCCAGAATATCGTTTGCGGCGGCCCCCGCAGCCACCACCAACTTGTTTGAGCTACTTCCCTGGCGGTAGTCCTTCGTGTCTAGCGAAAGAGTCACGTCGCTGTCCACCGACTCATCCCAGGCTACATCGCACAAGTGAATAGTTTTAGCGGTGACGGAGATTCTGTACTCCAGGCGGTTGATCATAGCAAACTCTGTTGGGATGTCGAAGCGGGTCTGTCTGCCATCGCCACAGAGGGCAACGCTCTCTTCGGGGTCGAAGATGCGGCCAGTTGCAGCTATGATAGCCTGGTTGATGATGTCGTGGACTCTGGCAGGTGGGAACTCCTGCTCCCAGAGCTCGTAAGTGTCACCGCTTACCGTGGCGGTGACTGCGGGGGCAAAGGTCAAGGTGCCGGAGGAGCCTGTGGAGTCGGACACCTTGCGGATAAGTCCATCGTTGGTGCCAGAGGTGAAGAGTATCCACTTGCCAATGTGCTCATCATCACCGCCTGGCAGAGACGAATCTACCAGAGTGAGAGTGGTGCCATTCGACGAGGCCGACGAGGGATAGACGGCATTCAGATTGTAGCCGACGCTAAGCCGGATTTGCTCACGGGTGCGCCCTTGTAAAACGACCATGAATCAACCCCCTCGTCTTTATCCGAGGATGGCTTTGGCCCAATCCTGCATGGCTGTTTTCAGGTCGTCGGGCACGTCGCCGCTGACCACAAACGCCTTCCGCCTTGCATCTATTTTGCCTGTCGCCACCTCCACGGTGCCCGCCGAGGCGTCAACCACAACCTGCACGGTCTCAGGTGGAACACCCAAGAGCGCGGCGGCCTCTTCCGCAAGTTTCCTCGGAGCCCTGGTGACTATCATCCTAGAACTCTCCTTCGACTTCTGCGCCTATCATGATGATATTTTCGTCACCCACGTCCACGCCACCCGTCCTGGCAACGGACAGCATCAACTGATACCCCACCGCAGGTTCGGTGCTGGGGATGTCCCCCGCTACGGACTGGACGGCTCCGGTCAGGGTCCCGTTGATACGGAGCCTGTCCTGGCTAGCGGGGTCGTGCTCAAGGAGAATCCAGGCGGCGTTCGCTACGACAAGGTTTGTGACGGCGCTCACAAGCTGCTGAGCGCCGTTCGCGCCATACGTCGCCAGGTTGATGTTGACGCCGTTGGTCTGCAAGCCCAGGCCGTGCGCTGCCAGGTTCCCGATGGTCGTTGCCTGTGTAACCTGGACGCGGATTGTCAGGTTGGTGCCAGTCCCGCCCGCCGACCAGAGAAGCCAGAAGCCCAGAGAGAACTTCTTGGCCCAATTGAGGCTGAAGGAGGTTGCCACCGCACCAGGGCCTGTCGCCACCTGTACACGTCGCCCTGCGGTTGAGGCGTGCGTGGTTCCCGTAGCAACCAGCACACGGTCTCCGTTGACTGTAGTAGTGCCGCTTCCGCTGACTATCTCCGCTCCGGCGGGCCAATCCAGTACGATGTGTTTATAGGACTCACGCTGGAAGGCGCGGACTGCCTCAAAGGTGTTTGAGGCAACCTGCCCGTTCCAGTCCGCCGTTGCGCCCCATCTCGGTACTGCCATCTAAGCTCCCTCAAAAAGAGAGGTCGAAAAATGCATTCCCCGCCACCTTCAACTCCCAGATTTCATCCACGCCCCACTCCTGCGCCGCCAGCATCACACAACCCATGCTGCCCAGGAAGTAGTTTACCAGGGCAGCCGCTCCCCTGGACGCCCCCAGGTAGCAGAGGCCAGCCTTGTTCTCCATAGCAACGTAAACACCGTTGCTATAATCCGTATCGTCCACCTGGCCCGCCGCCGTGCCGTCCCAGGCGTAGAGTTTGATTCCACTAGCGGCCTTGCTGCCGCTGTAAGTAGCCACTATGAAGATCGGCGTGCCTGTTGCCAACGCGGTATTATATGTGCGCCCAATATACGCACTGGCGGAATCGTCAACCAACTGAAGTATCAATTTCTCGGACGCATCCAAAACAAGACGCCACTCCTGCTTTGTGTTTCCCGTCGTTATGTCGAACTTATTGAGGATTTCCTTTGCGCCCGCACTTGCCGTCTGGTTGAACCAGGCTGCAATAGAAAACGGCGAGTCGGTCACGCCGTCGCCAAAGCTCAGGTTGGCTGCATCGGGCACGGAGCCGTAGTTGGCCAGGCCGTCAAAAGAGACCGTGGGGCCGCTCCCCAGCATCCCAAGCCGACTGGCAATGCTGCCGTCGTAGGTCAACGTGCGGGCGTTGCGGTCCGCCGTGGTGGTGGTGGTGGTGTCCGTTGATTTGGGCAGCCAGAGGAGCGGCACGTCGCCGCCGATGCCCAGCAGGGTACGCCGGAACTTCTCACGCTCCTGGATACCCTCCCTGGTTCGGAAGCGCGGAAGGCGGTTGGGGATTGGGGTCGCTTTAATCAACATTGCCCCCCTAACACCGTACCCAAGTGAGTTGTACCGTAGTGGCCGCCGCCGCTTGTGCAATGAATTGCAGCGCCCCCACCTCGTCCCCCAGGCTCATCTCGTACAGAACGCTCTCGCCGAAGAAGCCGGTGTCGCCAGTGTCTGTGCCCGCGCCATCAGTCTCAATAAAACCTGCGAGCTGGTCTACGAGAGTAGCGGCGTCCAGGTTGACCGAAACGGCGAACCTGAGCCAGTAGAGTTTTTCTACGGGGGCCGCCGAATCACCCAGGAGGTCTCTCAGACTCTCTGGTGTCCAGGCTGTAGGCACCGTGAAGGTGATATTGCCGTCCTGGGCAAAGGTAGCACCCCCACTATCTGTCCCATCCACCGTAATCGTGAGGGCGACAAACCCTGTGAGCGTGCTGTTGGCGCAGGTCAGAACGGAGCCGGTGGCGTTGGCTGTGGCTCCTATATCCACGAAAAGGTCGTTGACCTTCCGAACAAAGCCCACGTAGAGATAGTCCGTGGTGCGGAGTGCAAGGCTCTGGCCCGTGAAGCCCCGGTCTATGATGGTTGAGCCTGGAGTTGCTAGCAGGTTGATCCATTTGTCGCTTGTCTTCCGCCACAGCCCTGTAATCCGTGGCACAAGACCAAGCCGCAACGCCAGCGTGGGTTCGAGCAGGATACCGTTAAAACCAGGCCGTCGGTTGAAGACAGTCTTGGTGCCGTTAGATGCCGGAACAGTTAGTTGCTCACCCTTCAGGGCCTGGACGGGCTTTGACAGTGTGTAGGTGACTGACATTTAACCTTCCTCTCAGGCGACCGCCGATGCCGCCACTCTCTCGGCAGGCGAAGACAATGGGGTGTCTTCTTACTTTGCTACACGGATTGCGTCAACCTTTCCCCTGCGGTCGTCACCTGGAGCACCCTCTAAAACCAGGAATGGCTCCAGGGCTACCAGGGTTGCCACGGTCAGTGACACGTCCTCTGGCAGTAGGAGCGGCTCAAACTCTACCTTGATGGTCTGGCTCATCATAGACTCGTGCTCCTCAAAGAACACTGGCCAGCCAGGCATATCGGGGTTGATATGGTAGCCAGTGGGGGTCTTCTCCCCATGCTTGAAAAAGAGCTTGTTGCGCTCCTGCTGGATAGGCTCAATCTCCTGGTGTATGAGCCGCACAAACCTGGCGACGCGAATGCCCACCCTGGCGGGGATGTTCAGCTTGGACAGTTCCTGCAATGATTCCTGAAGGTTGAACAGTTGCCCATTGGTAAAAGTCTCCGAAGCCATAGCTCCTCCTCTCTGGTTAGAACGTCTTGGATGTGTTCGCGGGGAGATAGTAGGAGGTTCCACCAACGCGAAACCGTAGAACGTGGGTCATGCTCATTGAGTCGGTGTTGACCTCAGCCTCAAACAGGCCGCCTGCTGTATCGCTGATGCCGCTGCCAAGCTCGAACAGGAACCCATTGGTGTTGAACGTGGCCACGTCCGCGCCAGCCACGTTGCAGTAGAGGAACGATGTGGCTGTGCCCGTGAGGGCACCACTTTCAAGCACCAGCTCTGACTCTAGCGGGGCATAAGTTCCGCTAGAGGTGCCCGCCGACAGTACAAGCTCGCCTATGACGGCGGAACCAAGCCCCGTGGTGCCTCCAGACGCACCGTACTCGGCATATCCCTTCAAGGCATTAGACCAGCCTCCCAGGACAACGTTGGTGTACATGTGGAACCTGGCCCGCCCGCCGACACCGCCCGCACCCGTCATGGTGCTTTTCATGTAGAAGGGTTCGACGCTGTTGGAACCATTGGTTGACGCACATGTGGAGTAGATGTCAACCAGGGGACTGCCCTGAGTTAAGGTCAGTGGCGTACCGGACGTACCAAGGATTGCCCGCGCAACCCCAGTCCATATCAGGTCGTCGGTACTGGCATCCCAGGTCAGGGCGGCAGAGGCCGTCTGCCCACGGAAAACGACATCAACGCCGTAGTCGTCCGCCCCGAAGTACCAGGCCCCGTTAGTGTCCCCGTTTTGATCCCACCACACTTTATAGCTGGCAGTATCTCCGTAGAAGGTGACATCAACGCCTGTTCCGTCAACACCAAAGGCCATGTCGCCAGCAGCCAGGGTGAGTAGTGCCGCAGAATGGGTCAGGGTTACATTGCCGTTATCGAAGTTGATAACCCCGCCTGACGCCAGGAACAGGTCGCCCCACATCAGGGCCGTGGTGCCCAGTGCATTCCCATCTGAGGTGGCTGGCGACAGGGCGGAAGCAGTCAGGATAACTTCATCCACACCCGCCACCTGCAAGGTCAAGTCTGTAACGCCATTGAGCACCAGGGTCCCACCAGCAACGCTGATTATGCCGTCCGTACCGTCGTGGCTCAGGCTGATATAGTCCGTCGCAGGCGTTGTCTCTGAGTGGATGTAGAGGGTCGGATGTGTGGGGTTGGCAACGGCCCAGTCTGTGTTTTCGTCCGCAGCCGAGGCCAAGTGCAAGACCCGATAGTCTGTCGGAACCAGAATGGCGAGTTGCTCGCCAGTCGCGTCCCCACGAGTTACCTTAAACCCCCGGTGCTTGGTTGGTGTCGCCATGTCCGTCTACCCCCTTCGCTGCAAAGGCAGCACTTGAGAAAGGTTTAGGTTGCCCCAACTGGCTGCGCGCTATGCTGGTTGCGCGCGTGGGCTGCTATCTTCAGGCTCAATCGGTGAGCACCCTGGGCTGCCAGGACTTCGCCGCAGACGAGACATGTCTGTTGAACAAGTGCCTGTCGCCCGCGCCGCGATTGTGCCAGCGCAGTAGTAGCCATCTCTTTGACAACTTCCTTGACCATCGGCGGCGCGGCTGGGGCTTCGCCCCCCTGAGACACTTTAGCCAGGGACTGGTAGAGTTGCCTCTGAAACCGCCTGTCCTCTTGCCGCTCAGCCTCGTCCCGTGCTCCCAGGATGGCCTTCCACTCAGACTTGTGTTTCTTCTCCATGTGAAGCCGCACTTGCTCCTCGGATGCTAGGTGGGCGGCTGGGCACGCAGGCATACCCTGAAGATCATATTTGGCCCTCTCTGGCCTGCTGGGATGCAGAAGGCATGTAAAAGCACCTCGACTCCACGGCACTGTCGGCTTCTTGCTAAAGACAGGCTTGCCTATCCATTCTGGATAGGCGGGGTCGTCATGCGCCTTCTTTAAGGCAGCGACAAGGTGTTGCGAGTTAATGGTTAGTCGCTCTCCTGTCCGTGTGTTGTACAAGGCAATCCAGGGCGCCCCCTTGTTTTCCGCGATAGCTAAAGGTAGGGGTTGATCTTCGGTGGCGTGCCTCAGTACGTCGCCTTCGTGCATATCTGTGAACGGGTCTGCGACAGTCTCCACCCCCAGGGCTGAGACCTCATCCGCCAGGACTTGCGAGAGGGTTGCCATAGCTGTCAACTCCTTACTACTGTGAGAAGGGGGCCACTGACCGTCGCGTGCCGTCGCAACAGGCGTTTTTCTTCACATTCTTCTTGGTACGCCTGTATAAGATTGGTTGGCCCCCTGTTCTCTGGCACCTTGTTCGCGCGTGCTCTGTCCGCAATCTCCATTGCCTCGCCAACACTGTACAGGTTAGCTGCCCAGAACCGGAACCCTGTCGCACCAGGGAAGAGAACCTCTGGCCCCATCTCCTTGACGTACAGGTACTCGAAGTCACCGCGCCTTACCACGATGTGCTGATAGCGGTGTAACCCGAATCTCGGCTTGTCCTTTACAACCTCGGCCAGCATCCAGACCCGATCGTCCAGAGTGAGTCCCTGGGGGGTTGCGGAGGATGTCAGGCCAGGCACGCTATGCATTGGCGAGCTCCTTCAAGGGAGTGAAGGTGTTGGAGCCTTCTCCATGCGTTCTTAAACCCTTCCACACTCAACGAGCTTGTAGTCAACGTCCAGGGAACGGGCCGTGCCGCCGCTCTGAACTGCCCAGGCATCACAAAGCAGGGTAGCAGCCGTGACCGCATTGTCTATCCGCGCCTGCCAGATGCCGTTGATGTAGTAATCGGCATCACCGTCTTCGTTGAGCACAGCTCTGAGCGTCTGGTAGGTGCCGACTACGGGGGTTGTAGCCCCGCCTTTCGAGCAGGCTACAGGCGTGGCATCGGCGTCACCCTTCACGGCCACCGCTTTCCAGTTGGCCGTGCCAGCCCCAGTGTACGCAAACCCCGCAGCGTTTGTGGCACCACTGGTCTGAACGTCGGCAGTGCTGAGTGTAATCGGGTTCTCGTCAGTCACCTCGTCAGTCAACCCTATGTACGTCTCGCCGTCCGCAACACTCGTTACCGCCTTGACTCTGCTTTCGAAAATGAGCGGCCCGCCCGCACTGGGTCGGTAGATAACCACCCCGAACAGGTTGGTTATGTCGTTGTCGTCGGTGTCCACGGTCCCGCGTACAACACCGTTAGCCAGTGTCTGGATGGCGAAGGCCGTGCCGCCACCGTCCGTGTTGGAGGTGTAGAGGTTGGTGGTGTCTATGGCCTTCCGGTTGAAATCGTCAAAACTCCGAACCTTGCCGAAACTGGTGTCTGTTGCCATTGCTGCTTCCTTTCTGCCAGGCTCTCTCGCCTGCTAACAGTATTTAGAACCCGAATATCCGGATGAGCCTACCGAGAAGGCCTGGCTTCCTGTACCAGGTCTGCCCCAGTTGCTCACTTACCCGCCGGGAGCGCTCTGAGAGCCCAGGGGCGTTCAGGGCGTAGAACTCCTCCAGGAGACTTTGCCGACCCCAGGTATAGGGCAACTCGTCTTTTGCCGCCTGGACGAACTCAGCGTCAAACTTACCCTTGGTGTAGAGACTTTGCAACTTCTCTTGCAAGGCGCTCCTTATGACGTAGGCACTGCGGCGTCGCTGAGAATACCATACGCCCAGTTGCCCGCAGACCGCTCGGCCCACACGTACTCATCCTTCAACCAGACGCTCCACCCGCCATAGCCCTTCTGCGGCTCGTACCGCTGGGCCCTCCAGGGACTCTTGCCCTGCACCAGTAGCACAGCTCTCTTGGCGTACACTGCCCCGCGAGCATCTGGCGTGGAGTCAATGGTTATCAAGCCCTCTTCCATGACCTTGATGTCCCCAATGGTGCCACGGAAGCCATGCAGGAAGGTCTCCTCGGTGTAACCCTTGGGGATAGGATACGTGCCCACCGGTGCCAGAATCTCCGTCTGGAGGTCATATATCTGGTAGCCGTGTAGCACACAGTACAAAGGCGGAAGGCCCGGCTCTGTGGCGTTCGACGTTATCCGCCGCCCCGCTGCAAGGATATGGCCCGTCTGTAGGACCTGGCCGGTTCCGGCCAGGGTGGTGCCAAAGGTCGAGAAGAGCGCAACGCCAAGTTGCGCCTTCAGTTTTTGGATAGCTTGCTGTGCCGCTTGACCAAGAAGCGCAAATGCCTTCTGGTTCAGCCGCATCCTCACCCTGTCCCCGATGAACGTCTGTATCGCGGTGAGCTGGGGGGTGGCTGAGAGGATCGAGCCATCGAGTTCCTGGGGATTGTCTATGTCGTCAGTCTCCCCGTATTGCTGCGCCGTGAGCTGGGCCAGAAGGAATTCGCGCCATGCCGTGCCGGTGTGTTCGGTAAGGGTCTGCCTATCACAGGCTTTCAGCATCACGTCCGCGGGAAACTCCCGCGTAGTCCGTGCGGACGCGATAACCGTGTCCAGTCCTTCCTCGATTGTTGTTACAAACGTGTCGCCTGATGCCATCTCTAGTGCTCCTTCCTATCCCGTGTGGGGTAAATCCCATCGTTGAGTGCGTCCTGCGCCTTGACCATATCATCTGGCGACATTGAGTCGCCTCTGGCTAACCGATTCACAAGAGCCTGTTTGCCTGAGCCTGGGGCTCTTGACGGAGTATTGTCAGCAAACTTCTGGGGAGGTGCTCCATCCTGCTTAGACCTGGCGATAACGCCCTGAAGGGCCGCTATCATCATCTTGTCCGGACTATCAAGTTTCACGAATGTTTCCTTTGGCAAGCCCGTCTCCGTGGTGAGCCAGCTCACGAGGGTGTCCCGTGCCCCTATCTCCTTGTGGAGATTCGCCGCGTACTGCTCGGCTCGGATGCGCCCCTGTGTCCATTGCTGCTTTTCGGCTTCAAGCTGGCGCATCTTCTGGATAACAGGGGCTACTTGCTCAGGGCTAAACCCTTCATTTTCCAACTGCTTCTGGTACGCTGCAATCGCCTGGTCGCTGTTTGCCTGAGATAGCTGCTGCCGGTGCTGTTCAAGCTGGGCCTGCGCCGCCTGTAGTTGCTCCGCCAGGAATTGCTCTTGTGGCGAGACTACAGGGGCTGGGCGAACAGGAGGTAAGGCAGGAGGTTCGGCGGCGGGCTCCGGGGCAGGAGCCTCTTGAATTGGCTCCTCGACGACATCCTCAACTGGCGCTGGTGGTGCCTCTACGCTTACGCCTGGTTCTGCAACGGCCTCTACCATGAATCCCCCCTAAACAAATAACCCCTTGGCAACCATACCAAGGGGTTTCTGGAACCCTCCACCAGGAACACGATCAATCTATTGGTGCGACACTAACACACCTCTACGTACTTTGTCAAGTGCTTCCGACCAGACTTGGGGCGATTCGCCCGCTTCCTTCAAGTTCAACACATGGCAGTTGTAGCACTTGATTTCAACCTGGCCCTCACGCAAGTCCTCCATGCCCAGGAGCTTGCCACAGTTCGTACACTCCCATCGCTTCCTCATCTTGCCCCTACAGGAACCCAGCCACCATTAGGCGGCCCACTACCGACAGGAACCTGTTGGCGTGGCGCTGGTTGCCCCTGTTGGCCAACAGGAGATGGTGCAGTTGGTACGCGGGGTAGTGCTGATTGGGGTAACTGACCCCGCCGCTTCCGGAGTGCTTCCTGTCCAGCAAGCGTCAATGGTTTACTGACTCGTCCCAGTTCAACCAGATAGGCGTCCAACAGGGGATTTTTCCGTCGGAAATCCTCTCTTGCGCGTGCCACCCGATCCTCAAAGGCCGTAAGTGTAAACCTGTAGGGGCTTGTCTTCAGCCACGTCGCCCTGTCCACAGAGGGCACCGCTTTGTACTCCGCCCAGGCATTCTTCAGATTCGCAGGCACCAGGGTATCCGCAAGCCTATCATACTTGGTCAGGAGCTCGATGTCCCGCCTGGTGGACCGGAGGTTCACGCCTGTAGCTTGAACAAGTTGCCCAGAAGGGCCGATACGCCTTTCGCTGACGGGAACAACGCCCCCTGCTCCTGGTATAACCTGCCGGGCAGCCTGGGCTACTGCCCCCATACCTATGGGCAGGAGGACATCATAGCCAGCCTGGATAGCTCGTTCCTCTGGCCCTCGCAGGGGTGTGCCCCCATACGCCCGGCCAGTTATTTGCGTCATGGCCGCCCTGGGTAGGACATTCTCCCTGGCCTGAAGTGCTCCCGCCGGGTCCAGCAACCAATGCAACAGTGTGTCCGCCTGTCCCATCAGATCAACCGTCAAGTTCTCGCCATTCTCGTCTTTGAGAGGAATATCAGGGGCCAGGAAGCGATAGTTGTACCCAACGGGGATACCTGACTCCTGACGGGTCACTGGATTATAGCGGTCAACGGGGAGCGGCTTGCCTGTTGTGGCGAAATGTATGATGTTCGCCAGAGCCGACATGAAGATGAAGAGACCAGCCCAGTGTTCCAACCATACCCGCTTCGAGGGGCCTTTGACTGTCATCAAAGCACCCCGTATCCATGATTCGGACTCGTTGGTGCTGAATATAAGTTGGCGGGTTATCTCTCGCATCGCAGGCTGTTGGAAGACGGACTGCCATACAGGTAGATTTGAGTACATCACGTTTATGTCCCTGGCAGCCTGGGCCGCAATCTGGCGGTCTGACCACTTCGGGTGTAGCTGCTTCAAGACGGGCACAATATGATTCCTGGCAGCAAACTCCATCGAAAGAGGATATATGTTCTCAAATAACCCCTTCTCGAAGAAGCGGTTGACTGCATCTATCCTCTCGCGCACTCGGTCAAGTTCAGTGACCGGGGTATCCTTCATGGCATCGTCCAGGAAGCTTCTGATGCTGCGGCGGAGCATTGTTGTATCTGGGCCGATGTTCACGCCTTCCTGTACCAGCATCCGCGGGCTAATTTTAGTACCTTTGAGGATTGGTTCGTTGCTCAGCCAGTGTTGGCGCAGTTCCCGCCGGGCCACCTCTGAAAATTGCCCCCTGAATGCCTTCGCAAGATAGGCAGGGAAGTTGATAGTGCCCCCTGTGAGAATGGCATTCGGGGTCACTGCCTCGCCCGCAGTGCGGAAGGCAAAGTCGAGATGCTGAAAGAGGGATGCCAGGAGTTTAATCCGTTTTGCTCCCTGGGATGCCGTGCTCAAAATACGCACAACATCCTTGCCGCCGATACGCAGCTCTGGGCGTAACCCAAACTCACTCTCCAACACATCGGCAATCCGATTAGGGACAGCCGTGGCGGGTGTCATCCTGGCCTTGCCCGCCTCGTCCACATAAGGGCGGCCCTCAAAAGCAGGCCCCACCTTCGGGACACGCCATCCTTCAGGGGCCTCGTGTCTGGGCGCAACCATATCAGTCTTCTGAAGACGCTGCTTCAGGATTACTCCCTGCTGATAGTCGGCAGCAGCCATATATCTTTCGGCCAGGAGGTCATACGGATTCCAGGACTTGGGACTCCAACCCTCCGCTCGCATCTCTGTATAGGTCAAGGGGGTCCTTTTCTTTAGATAGAAAGGTTGCGCCCCCATGCGTGCCAGTCCAGTCCGTGTTGCCTTGGGTTGTCGCCAGATTCTCGGAAAATATACGCCTTCCAGCAGTTTCTCGGACATTTTGGGGTCGAAGGTCAGCATGTCGGCTGTCACCTGGGCCATCTTGTCCTGCAAGTCCGTCACGACGGGCTGGAACCCTGGTGGCACAGGCCCCTCGCCATGAACCGCCTTTAGCAACGCATCGCCCTGCTTAGGCGAGAGCATAGGTTTGCCCTGGAACTGCCTGGTGACACCAGCTTGGCGCAAAAGATCACTGCCCGCATCCAACCACTCGCGGGCCTCCAATGCTGCTTCGGCACTACTCCCCGCGTACTTCCTGACCGCCACAGTACCAGGGTTCTCGCCGGGGATGCCTAATGTCAAGTCGCCCGCGGGTTGACCCCCCGATATTCGTGGCCGTCTACCACGTGGCGGCTTCGCGGGCGGGGTGCCGCTCGGAGGCGGCGCTGCGGCTGCGGTTTCAATAGGCGAGGCCGGAGGTGGAGGATGTAACCCCCCGGCCCCACCTGCGGGTACGGCTGGCTCAGGGGGCAAGGCTGCGCCAGCTTTACTTTCAACTATGGCGGGGGCAGCCTCAGCCTGTGTTGGGGCTGCAACCCTGGCAGGCACTTCGGGCACCTTGGGAGCGGGTACGGCTACTTCAGCCTGGGGTACAGGAGGTGCTTTCGGCGGCCTAGCTTTCCTGGGCGGCGTCACTTCAGCGGCCCGCACCCACGCTTCGTTTGCTGCTCTTATCCTGGCCTTTTCTGCTTCCGTGAGAGGCACCCTGGGAGCGGGTACGGCTACTTCGGCCTGGGGTGCGCGAGGTGCTTTCACTGGCTCTCGTATAATCAGCGCATCATTACCCAAAAGTCTTTGCGGAGTCGGAGTCCTTGTTTCACCAATACGCCAATAGCTAATGCCATCTGGCGACTTATGAGCAACCTCAAAAACACCTTCTCGGTTCGGCAAACGGAAGTGTTCTCCTTTGACTAAATCTCCGGAGAGTGGAGGGAGCGTGCCAAGAGGTGCTTCCGCCACCAGTTTTGCTCCAGGGGCTTTGGCGGCGGCAACAGGCTTCTTCGGCACCCTTGCCATGCCCGCTTCTCCCGCGGCGATCCTCCGCGCCACGGGCGCAGTCTCTCGTGCAGCCCGAGTCGCCACTTCCCCGACCTTTCTTCCCCCTTTTTCTGCCACCTTGACCGCCAGGCGTGCCGCACCCTCGGTGAACCCCGGCGTAAGCAGCGGCGTTTCCACAGCCATCTGCTGCCCCAATGGGCGTTCAGCATAGCGTTGCTGCGATGACTCAATACTTTCGGGCATTGGCTTCCGCGTAAAGGGCGCTTCAAAAGCCGTCAGCAGTGGCTCGGCGATGGGGGCCACCAACGGCTGAATGGCGCCAAGCGGGGCAAGAAGGCGGGACCCAAGGTCGGTCTGTGCCAACGCCCCCGCACCACGGATTCCAGCCCCCACGCCACGGAGACCAGCCCCCGCCAATAGCCGCCCCACGTCAGGCAGTCCTTCAATCTCCCTGAGTGTATCAAGTAAACCAGGGCCAGTGGGGGGCGCAACCCTCGACGGTACTGGCTCCGTTGGTGGGGCAACGTAGCCCTCGGAGCGCCGCCGAATAGCGGACGCTATGGCCTGGACAAGGGCCTGGCGTGTTGGGGGAGGCTGCGGCGGCAACGGTAGGCCGCTGTGCCGCAAGAATCGCAGGAACGGAAGGTTGCGATCAATCTCCTCGTCTGGATAGAGTAGCGGCATCCTACATCAACCATCTCAGCGGAGGCGCAAACTTGCTGTAGTCCTTTCCTTGCTGTTCCGGGGAGAGATTGCCAAACCTCTCGCTGAATGGCAAGTTTTGAAGAAAGTCCGTCCAGGGCATGTTGGGACTCTGGCCCTGCCGCATCTGGCTGCCAAGTGCGCCCAAATACTGGTTCCAGATATCCCCGTACTGGCCCTGAAGCCACTTCTGCTGGTTTGGTGTTCTGGCCCAATCAGCGCCATAGGAGTAGTAGGCCGCTTCGGGCATCTGCTCCAGAAGGCTCTTCCAAAAGTCCTGGTATGTTGTCATCGTGGCCACAGGATGCCCCCTTTAGACCAGTCCAAGTCGCCGGGCGTACTCAAGAAACGGCATCTCTGGGGTAGCGGTTTGTTGCTCTCGGTACAGGTTCTCCAGTCCCCGTTGCCGTGCGGTGCCGAGGAAATCGGGGGTAAACGCGCCCAGGACATTCTCTACAAGACCCCGCTGTGCCGCGCCGACCCCCCCTTTAGCTTCACTTTGCCCATACAGGGCATAGAGGTCGCTGAGCCGCAGCGCCCTCTCGCCTGTTTCCCCTGTTCGCGGCACACCCCCCTGTGCAAGTGAAGCAAGGACATCGCTCACCTGTTGTTCCAAGGACGCCCGTGAAGGCATCTGGCCCTGCATTTGTCGAAAGTAGGTGAGATAAGGATTGGTCTGTGCTTCCAATGTTTCGGGCCTTGTGCCCGCCTGGGAGAGTTTGGCAAAGTTAGCCAATCTATCCAGTTGAGGCTCCGCCCCGCGCTGTGCCGCCGCCGACAGGCCCGCGCCTCCACCTAACTCCTTCAGGAAACGAGTGAACTCCATCGCAGGCTCTTGCTGCGCGTAGGCCCATTGCGTTGTAGTAGGCACTGCTCCCGGCGAGAGACCTGTCGAGAGGGGTGTTCCCGGTGGGATATTCGTTGATACTGGCGTTGACACTGTGGGGGTCGCCGCTGGGCCAGGCGTCAGGGTGTGGCCCAGCGGATTCCATACTGGCGGCTTCGTGCCGTAAACAGTCCGCATGTCATTGTCGTCTGCTACAGTGCCACCTGCCCGCAAGGCCGCCTGGCGGTCTACTGGCGACACCCAGTAGACCACGCCGTTAATTCTCATCAATTCCCATTCTACGCTTGCCATGTCCTACCTCCGTGTGTTTCCCATATTCTACTCTATTGTCAAGCCCCTGGCCTTGGTTGGCCTGGCGGCACCAGTGGCAGCGGGCCTTGCGGCACCGGCTCTGGCGGCGGAACCCCCATCTCAGCGTTCGGCAAGACCTGCGGCGGCAACGTTGGAGGCTGTTCAAGACCCGCCTGTGGCACCGCCCCAGGGCCGCCAGGGGGGGCGCCTCCTGGTACTTGTAACATCGCAAGAACTAGCTTCTTCAAGTCCGCCTTGTAAATCTCAACCAGGTCGTTCCGGCCCATGTTCTGCAACGCCTGAATCATTGTCCACAGGGCCGCAATAGGGCTCAGCGTCTCGGCCTTTTCCTCTTTCAGCGCGTCCAGTATTGCGTCAACATTCTGGACGCCCAGTATGTTGCTCAGGATTTCCCTGAGAGGCAGGATTGGCCCTTGCTTGCCCTCTCGCAGCATCTGTGCCATTGCGACTTTGCCAGCCTCATCCTGTGGCAGCACGGGTACTATCCGCACTTCGGGTATCCTGGCAACTCCAATCTCAGACGGCTGGAACGGCCGTTCAAACCAGTCGTTGCTTCTGGAGTACCCTTGTAGCATGATGGGCCTGAACCGGCCCGTGGCGAACTGCTCCAACAATAATCTGCAAATTTGCCGGTATGCGGTTTCCATTGCCAGGAGTCGTGGCTTCAGGATGGCGTCCACGCCGCTTCGCAGCGAGTTGATGGCAAACCCGGATAGCTGAAATGCCAACTCGCCAAAGACGCTGTATGGCAGCGACCCCCGTTGAAGCTCGCCCGCAATTCGGCCCAGGAGCGCCGGCGTATCGGCTTGCATCGTCAGCAACTCCAGCGCCTTTGGTGCCTCTCCAGGCTCGTGACTGAGCCATGTCCCCTCTTTGTAGGGGTCTTTCTCCAACGTCTTCGTTCCACCCTTGCTCGGTATCCCCAGTGGCGGCTTGCCGCTCCGCGCCACCAGGGTCATCATAATAGACATAAAAAGGTTGAAGTTCTCGTACAGCGCACGGTTCGCCGCAAAGATGCTCTCCCCAAAGTCCGCCTCATAGGTGAGGTCTTGCCCATTTCTACTCCTGATGGGCGGTGCGGTGCCAACAGGCACGATGAAAACCGGTATCCGGGGGCATCCATGCGGCGTCGGCTCCTTCAGCCACTCGCCGTCCGCCACCACCATCTCCTGTTGGTTATCCCAGTAGTTCAGGAGCCGGATGCTTGCCGTCCCCCTGGTGGTTTTTGCCGGGAGACTCCCATACTCGGCCTCAACCTCGTCGGGTGTCCTGTCCATCGCGTAGCAGGCCCACGAAAGCCTGCCCCGACCTCTGCCAAAGTAGGTGTGGAGCGGGTCCCAGGGCATGATCTCAACCTGCGTCTCGCCTTCGACGGTCTTTCTGAGCAGCACTCGGCCAGCACACCAGCCACGAAGGGGCACAAAGGTTGCAAGCTGCTGTTGGACGCCTGGCAATATCATGTCGGCTAAATACTGGTCCGCCGCACTGAGCGCCCCAACCAGGAATAGCTCTGCCTGGTCGTCCATTTGCCGGTCTTTCTGCATCTTATCTACCGGGAACCGAATATTCACAGGTGCCCCCGCCAGCCACGAAATCACCCGCTCGGCAAAGACCCTCGGTTCGTTCGCCGTGTACGACCTGTAGCCCTCCGTGCTTCCCTCTGCGTCTTTGTACTGATACGGGGTCAGCCTGTAGCTGTCGTAGTCAGCCTCCATCCGCTGCCGCAACAGGTCTGTGTCATCTTCCTGCTGCTGCACCAGGGCTTCGATACCCCCAGGGGTCAACTCTGGCTCCATCTACCATCTCCCCATCGTCAGAAACTCGCCCCCCGGACGCCTTGCGTACCCAAACTGGTCTACCAGTCCATAAATCACAGCCTTGATGCCGTGATTATTCTCGTCCTTCGGCTCGTCACCCAGTATATTACCTTCTCTGTCCACCTTCCACCTGTAAACCCGCGTCTGCCCGTCAAAAGGGCTCGCACAACCTCCCAGTTCGCTCAATATCCCCCTGCACCGGGAGTCAATCACTATCTTCGGCACCCCCGAAATCGGGTCGGGCTTCAGAAATGCCTTCAAACGCTCCCGCCCGTCTGCTTCCCCTACCTTCTGGGCCGTCAGACGCAGCCCTGTCTCTTTTAACCATATCTCCACCGGCGCAGGCATCGCCTGGTGTTGGTAGCCATACAGGTCTATCACCCCAAACTTCACGTTGCACTTCCCTTCACTCCCCCACCACGCCCTCCCCTGGCACACCCTTATTATCTCCTCTGTCACCAGCCCCTGCTCGTATACCTCGTCAAATACCCGCACCTGCCCGTTTATTATCTGCACCGCCTCCACCGCACACGTCCCACGGTATCCCGGATCCGTCCAGATGTGTACCGGCTCCCCTGGCTCCCATTCAACATCCCTCACATGCAAGTCCGGCCGGAACTCGTGGAACACCAGTCCCCTCGGCGGCACCGGCCTCCCACTTATCCTCTCTGTGAAAAACTCGTCCCCTGTCTCCCGCTCTAGCCTCAATATCTCCGGGTCGTTCCGCCCCCCAGGAAACAGGTGTACGTTCGTCCACGTCGGTATGATGAAGCTCGCCGTCTCCCCGTAACCCCCCTCCCACGCCGTCACCAGGCTCGGATACCACCCTATGCTCCCCTCTAACGTCCCACTCATCACGATCCACCCCCGCGTCGGCGCTACCCTCTCCCGTAACCTGTGGTACGTCTCCAGGTCAAGCTGGCTCGCTTCACACCCCAGTATCCCATCCGGCGCCTTCATCGCCAAGACCCGCGGGTCCTTCCCACTCTTTGTCTCAATCCTCGTCCCATCCTCTAGCTCTATCTCCCCAGGATCAACTCGCTTTGTCTGCCCCCGCAATAACCCTAACTTTGCAAAAAACCTTGCTAAATGGTCAAACTCCCCCCGCGTCCTCTCGTAGTCCCGCGCTACTAGCCAGTATAGCAACCCCTCCTCCCCACGCTTCCCAATTTCCTCCCCGTACCTCTTCACCAGCGTTACCGCCGATATGTAGCTCTTCCCACTCTGCGCCCCACCACTTACCACGATGCTTCGCTTCCGACTTGCCACTACCCCCGCCTGCTCCTTCCCCGTCGGCTTGAAGTTGAGCTTCCGTAGCAGGTACTCCCCCGCCGTCCCTTCCCTCTCCTTCCCTCTCGCTTCGTTGATTGCTGTTGCCATCTCCTACGCCCCTGGCGGGCCTCCTCCCAGACGAGTTGACTCCGCACCAGCACATGTAAGTACCGCTCCGTATTCCTCGGCTAGCCCCAACACACACCCCCAAAAACCCCGCGCCGCTTCCTCCAACTCCCCACTGATGCCAACGTGCAGGATGCCATCCAAGGCCCTCCAGATTCGCAGAACCTCCGAGCCTTCCACTATGAAGTTGATCGTGTGAGGCTCGGCACCCCCCAGTTGCCGTGGGATTTCAGGGGAAGTCTTTAGCCCCGTGTCTATTTTGTGCTCCCCATCCATTTAATGCCCCCCCCTATTTTTACTCCTCATTGCTGTACGCGATTTAGTCCGTCAAGGATACCTAAAAGAGGCTACCGCCCATCCTAAGCCATGCCCCCTACCCGTCGCCAGGCTTCTTTCTATCACCTCTCGCACCTGCTCCTGGTCTCCCCCGGCCAGTCCCCGGCCAAGCAGGTAGTATCGTAGCACAGGTGTGCTCATGCTGGCACCAAGCCTTTACGCCTACGCCATGCCCACTGATAGGCGCGGCAGTACGCCTTCCACTGACTTCTGCGCCGTTCCAGGGTCTCAGGCGAGGTATCTGCCCACCTTCGCCTGCCTCGCAGGTTACAGGAGATACACTGTACCTGGAGATTAGCCTCATCGGTAACACCTGCTGGGAATGGGATGATGTGTGCCACCTGGAGGCGAGAGGTTGCACCACACACTTGACAGGTGTAACCATCCCGCTCTAGCACTCGATGCCGCATCGCCGCCGGAGGCCTATAACCTTGCTCGAACTCCCGCCGAGTCACCCCTGGCGGTAATCGTCGCATCTTGTCACCTTCCTTACTGGCTCGCATAGTAGTTAGTATGTAAAGTCATTATGTCGAGTAGGCCCCTCTTTGTGTTTCGTGTAGCTCCACCAGCCCCAGGCCATCACAGGCGGGGCAGAAATGGAGACCAAGGGCCTGCACGTACCCCGGCACCACCGACGGCACCAGGAGCTCCACCAGCCCCCGTCCTGCACACACCTGGCACTCCTGCCACACCGCAGTCGTCGCAGGTTGAGTCGCAGCTGGGCTGCTGTTGAGCTTTGCCCATACCCACACCGGCACCCTACTCTGTTGGAGCATCGCCGCCCCCTTCTGTTGACTCCACACACGCACGCGCTTCATCTAATGCGGGCTGCGATTCCGCCGCCGCTCGCCGCTCCGCGTTCCAGGCGCGTAACTCGGCCACTAGTGATTGCGCGGGTGAAACCACCACCACTTGGGCATCCCGCTGAAGTACGCCGGTGCCATGCAGCAGGATGTCGGCCCCACGGATACGGTCGCGTGCGTGTGGGGCGTGTAGGGCATCGTCAATTAAACGTTCCGCAACAGGGTTACGGGCGGCGTTCAGGGAATCCCGTGCGCACGCGAATGAGAGGGTATCGCGCATCAAGAGCGCCTCATCCCAAGCAGCCTGAAAGGCGGGATTGATCGCTGTCCACTTACGGATGGAGGCCATTGAGGTCCCCTGGCGACGGCAGGTTTCCCAGACAGTGAGGAGTCTGCCGTCCTCGGTGGGGGTAGTGAAGACGAGGAGGAGATCGCGCATCCACGGGGCGAGAGGTTTTGACGGCTGAGGGGGGGCAGGCGTATCAAGGGAGGTGACACGGCTTGTATCAAGGGTAGGGGTAAGAGGGAGAGGTTCTTTAGGGGTACTGGCGTCTGGCATACAATCCTCCGATGGAGATGGACATTGCCTGTTCGCGCGTGGGCCGTACCTATGTAGCGGCGTGTTCCCACAGCGTTTATGGCCGTTGCTCTGTCGCTGAATCCCCCGGCTAGTAGGGGGCAAGTGCGGCGGCGGACGGAGCTGTTCAAGAACCCCTGCCGACGGCCTGCGCCTGCCTCTGGTATATCACACCCCCGGCCCCGGTGTCAAGCACGTGATATTCGCACGAAATTGGTACGCCACAGGTATTGACAACATGCCGCCATCATGGTAGACTGGGTACATCGCCTGGACAGAGGGCCAGCGACGAGGGAGGACTAAGATGACGGCGTTGCAGGAGCAGTTAGAGGCCCAGGTCAAGCGGGATAACCCTCGATGGTTCGAGCCAGCAACCAAGCGGTCTTTCGGTGATGTGGCCTACACGGTCCGCGTGGCGCATTCAGGCCAGGCGTACCTGGTACGGTCCACCTACGCCTGGACGGACATGGGAGGCAAGGGGAAAAAGCTTCACTACCGCCTGAACCCGTTGCGCTGGGAGGATTCCCACCTCCGAATATCCCACCTGCTGGACGAGGTTTTCGAGACTCGGCAGGAGGTAGGGGCATGGCTCAAAGCACACTGACGGCAGGAAACATGTCGCCTGGCCAGAAGACCAACGACGAGGAGGAATAACATGCCAGAATACACCTACACCATCACCATCACGGGCAGCGTAACGGCCCGCAATGAAGAAGCAGCCCACACTAAGGTCGATACCATCTCTGCAGCCCTGGGACAAGCCAAGCTGCCCAAGTGGGTAGGGGACCAGGAAATAGAGTCCGAGGTATCCGAGGAGAGCTAGATTAGGAGGGACGACATGAACAGGGAGCACCTGGCCTGGAGGCACGCAATTCAATCTGCGCTGGCGTCCAGCGCAGGCAAGGAGGGCCAGCCATGACAACGACAACAACCGTCAGCTTCCCAACCGCCACCTGCCCCAGGTGCGGGCATACTTGGCTGCTCCGCGTGGAGCACCCCAAGAAGTGCCCGAAATGCACGGGGCGGCTCGAACAGAAGTAGCCCGTGATTCCAGGCGCATTGAGGGGGTCGGGTGGCACCGTTGGGCGTCCAGCCCCCTCAAAGCAGCGCCTTGCCCGCGCTAGACCCCTCCCAGGTGCTTCTCACCACGTTCGGCCCGTCCGAAAGCTCGGCGCGGCCAGGCGCACCTGCTTGACCCGGCCAGTGCGCGTGTCGAATAGCCGATCCGCGATCCGCTCCCCACACGTCGCCGCCATATCGCTAGCGTTCAGGTTGGTTGTCACCACCAACGGCAACCTGTGCTCGTACCTGTGGTTGACGATCCGTTCCATCCACTCCGTACTTGCCTGGCTGAGCCTCTCCTTGCCCGCGCCCAGATCGTCCAGCCCTAGCATCCCAACCGTCGCGTACCGCCCCACGAGGGCGTCAACACCCGGACCTTCATAGTCGGGGTTGTGCTGCGACGCCGCCACCTCGCTCCGTAGCTCCCCCAGGAGGTCGGGCACAAACCTGTACCGCGCAAATGTAAGCCGTGTTGTCAGCTCCCGCACGATGCCTACCAACAGGTGAGTTTTGCCGGTGCCCCGCAGACCCATGAGCAACAGTGTCGAGTACGAGGTGCCCCCCTCAGCAAACGCCCTGGCCTCTGTATAAGCCGCCTCGGTGCCAGGAGTCGGCACCCAGGCCGCGAACGACATCCCCGCCAGGCTATCAGGGAGAGCGTTGTAGTCAAGTACCCGTCGCTGCACGTCCCGCCGCTCCCGGCCCGGCCAGCAGACACACCGGCTAACCGTCCGCGCCGAACCTTCTGGGGGCGGCTCTACCTCGACCCAACCCGTATCCTCGCAGACCGCGCACTCAGGCGGGCTACTCGTACATGCTCTCTGGTCGTCGAGGGTCGAACCCTGTGGGTCTACCCGTCGGGGTCCGACGCCCCACGCGGCCAACAGGTTGCCTACCTTCTCCATTTCCGGCTCCTTGCTCTTGCAACACTCCGGGTTCACGACCCTCGGCAGCACAGCGGGTCAGAATAGCACGGATGTACGCCCAGGTGCGTTTCCCCTGCCGGGCGGCCTCGGCCACAGCCAGGCCACCCCAGGACGGGTCCAGGTGCGGATACTCGGTCTCCAGAGTGCGAACGTCATCGAGCATTACCGGCGTCACCAGACCCATGTGGTGCTTCTCGAAGGCTATGGCAATCGCGGCCAGCAACGGACTTCGATCATCGCCTGGCTCAGGGGGGGGGCCTACTCGGACCCCAGTTGTGTCCTGGCTACTCTGGAACGCCAGGCCGGGTTGCTCCGCCGCTTCTGTTGGAGCCTGGACCTTCTCTGCTCGCTCTTTCTGCGGCAAACCGGCTGCAGCAGCCGGTACGGTGGGTTCGCGGGCTAGCTGGGGTTGGCGGTACGGTTTCTGCCTTTCGTATTCAGACTGATACTCTGTCCAATGAGTGATGTGGATACCGTGTTCGTCCTCGGTTATTCTTCCTTCGGCTTGACATTTTTCCAGGGTGGTCTCGAAAAGCTCCAGGGGAATGTTAAACCTGTTGGCGATAAAGGAATGGGGGTATGGGCGAAGGTCGTTGTCGCTAATAATACCGGGGGTGGGACCAAGCGCCGCAAAGATGAGGAAGTCAACCCAGGTGGCTCGCTCGGCGGGTTCGAGCTGGTATCGCACTGAGCCATTGAGCATCCCCTGTACATGTACCTTGATCCAGGTACGCTTTCGTTCGCTCCTCATGAAGCACGCTCCCGCATCGGAAGATGCTCGGATTGTAACTCATGTTGTAACTCTTGTCAAGAGAACCTGCTGCTGTTGTTGTAACCTGTTTTGTAACTTTGTTACAAAACACCTCTACCTCTACCTCTACCTCTACCTCTACCTCTACCTCTACCTCTACCTCTACCTCTACCTCTACCTCTACGCGCTTAGCTGGGCGGCTCTGCCTTCGCCCGGCTCTGCCAGCCAACCTCATCCAAGTATGCCTGTTGCCATGCCCTCGCTGCCGTGAGCTGCCCGTCCATCTCCCTGTCCAGCGCCGCCCTTAGATTCTTGATGGCTATTCGCACCTGCTCCTCAGCCACCTCCACCTCTCTGTACACCTTCTTGTACGCCTCCCTGTAGGCCGCGTCCGCCGCGTCCAACTTCGGGTTGCTCTCCATTGTGTATCTCCTTCACTACTTATAGCCTTTTACTCCCTGGCATACCTCCACCGCCGATAGACCGTCCTTGTTGAGACGCCCAGGGCGCGGGCAGCCGACGTTGCACTGAGGCCACGGACATTGAGAGCTGCCGCCTCCTCCACCCGTTTCATTATCGGATTGGTGGCCTCCTCGTAGTCGGCGCGGCCCAGGCCCAACGAGCACGTTAGGAACGGGCAATCGAGGCAACAGCCGTGGTGCGCGGCGCAACCACACCCCCCAAAATGACCACAGGACGTAAGCATCAGAACGGCTTCCTCCCTCCGTCAACTGTCCTTCAGCAAGTCCCATATAATTCCTGTCACGAACCTCGTAGGGCTTGCACTGGCCTCAAGGAGTTTCTGGCGGTAGGCGGCAAGGCTGGCTTCGTAGAACCACTCCCAATCCAACCAGATTGCCTCAATCTCCAGGGCCAGGGCGTCGTCTGGTATTGTCATGTTTCTGCCACAGCCGCCCATACTTGATCCAGGAGGGCCTCTGCCTCGGCGCACAGAGCCTTTGTCTTGCCATAGCTGATACCCTGAACCTGCCCTGTCCTGGTGTTCAGCAGCAGGATGATCACCTGGTCGGCGTCCCATTTGGCCGCCAGGCTCCGAGCGTCGGCTACCTTGGGAGAGGGGTTGAAGGCCACTGCTTACTCCACCTGCACCATGCGAAACTTCCTAGTATCCGTTCCCCCATCCATCAGCCACCGGGCGAGTGCCGTCACCACCTGGGCATCCCCTTCAACCGTCACGGTTGCCTCTCGAAAGGGCACCGCCTCCCAAGATTTCTTCCAAACTCCTGAGTCGAAGCACTCCATCACCTGATAGACAACCTTCATGGTGCCCTCCTTTCAACTGTCCTTCAGCAGATCCGCAGTCTGGAAGCACCCACAGCTACCCCAGTCCTCCAGGTCGTACTGCAACCCTGCTTGTTGCCTTTCCCGAAACTCTTTCAGTGTGAGCGGTTTCTTCGTGCCCCCGGACCTGTCTTGCAGAATCGTAATGTCCTGACGTTCCAAGTAGTCACGTATAGCCTGCTCATTTTGCTCCCACTCCAAGTAGCGCTTCGGCAGCATCCGTAATAGCAGCGCAAAAGAGGCTTGACCCGCCTTAACACAACCACCGCCACAGTTGTTATGAGGAAACCCCAGTTTGTACAGACGTGGTGGTTCAATGCCGTTAGCACGGCTCATCAGCATGAGGTCGTTCCTGGTCAGGTACGGTTGTTCAAGCAAGGGGGCCTCATAGCGCCAGGGGCCACCATACCTAATCATCCGACGCAGCCGGTGCTCCTCGGACCAATCAAACCCATAAATCAGCACTGTGTTCAGGGGGTCGCAGTGCTCCGCAACCCACTTGTTCAAAAGTTGGCGCTTCAGGATTTTACTACAGGGGTCCACGAGATGGTTGCCAAGAAACCGCACATCCTGAAAAACCTGCCAGATAGTGCGCCCGTCTTTCAGCGTTATCAAGGGAGCGCCTATGTTCTGTGCGGCCTCTGGCAGAAAGCGGTATAAGTCCTCATCTTCCATCCCCGTGTCAGCAAAGAGCAGAACACCATTCTCCACACCGTACTTGTGGGCGGCGCGCTTCGCTGCCACCCAGGATGATAACCCACCGCTGAACTGTCCCACCCAGTGCATCATTCCTACTTTCGCGCTGGCTCTTTGTGTCCTAGTCCTCGCACCGCACTTAACCAATTCTCCAGTTCGATTGCGTTCAACCACAGGGTATAGCCCCCCGATAGCTATATTGTCACCTTGCTATCAGGTGTAACCACCGTAGGTAATCCCAGGGATAAGTAAGCGTTGGTTCGATTGTCTCTGAGCCTCATGGCATCTCAGTACCCCCACGCAGGCACCACCCACGGCGTCCCGTCCTCATCGGCCAACCCTCTCATAGCTGATACCTCAACTCCGATTGGTACAGGGTCGTCAAGTCCTCAACGTCGTGCGGCCTGATTCCCAGCCCAGGATTGGCCATCACCGAATCGCTGTCCTCGTACAACCCCTCCTTGCCATCATTCTCAGGCCCGGCCATGTAGTAGTGGTCAGCCAGGCCAAGTACGTGGCCCAACTCGTGTATGAGGCCGCCAAGCCCGTAGGCGTTCTCTGAGAGGGGGATGTTGGAAAGTGCCCACCTCTGCTGTTCGTACGCTGGTCGCCTGCCCTCTGGGTCACGTAAGAACCGCTTTACTCGCACGCCCATGAAGTATCCTGACTCCTCACTCCAATCCTTTAGCGCCCATGCGGGAATCTCCCTACCAAAGAGGAAGACTCCGAAGTCGCTTGGGTCATAGTCGTCTGGCTCCTGAAGAACAAAGAAGTCCGGTAGTTTACCGCTAGTGGTTTCCCTGGTGTGTAGATTCCATGCCGCCAACGCCTGCTGTACCTCGTTGAATGTCAAGAGGCATGAGGGGTCTCGATATACAGCAATAGGCAAAGGCCCAAACCACAAGCCACCCCAGAAGTGGTTTAAGAAGTGGGCGTCAAGGCCAGGCTCCAAGCCAGGACCCTGTTGAGCCAATTCCGCCTGCAACCTGTCTATCGCCTTGCGGTACTGGACGCCACGGGCTTCTAGCTCGGCTACCTTGGCTTCCAACTCGTCAGCATACGCTACCCACTCAGCGCCTTTCTCATTTAGCGGCCTCATTAGCCATGCCCCAATAGCGGCTTGTGCGGTATAACCCAGGTTGTGCCACTCCGGTGGCGGCGCTCCGATGTTTGGTGGCTCAGGTCGCTGCATGGGGGTCTCTTTGCTCATGCGCATTTCTCCTTGTGGGCTTCTGCTGTTCGGTCCCCAGGTGCCCTCCAGTATCCCCAGACACATCTTGCAGTTTACTGGCCTGGGGGTTTTCATAATCTCGGCTGGCCAACCACACAAAGTCACAACAAACTGGTCAATGCGGTCTTTGACAAGATGCACCCTATCTCTGTCAGCAACGCGCCCCTTCAATGTCTCTCCTGGTGGCTCAGGTCGCGTCATGGTTCATCTCCCTTCGGCCTTCCTGGGCCGTAGCAATCGTTTGACGGATGCCGGGGTCCAACAATCTGTTGGTTGGGACAATATAATCGTGCGTAGCTCATTCGTTGCCTTGACAGCTTGTTTTGTGTCGCTTGTTACTATAGGGACTAGAAGGTTTCCACTCCAGTCAATCGTGGGGTATCCATAAGGGTCGTCGAACGTAGGAGTTGACCATGTTTCAATGACTGTTCCGTCTTTTGCCATTCGTACAATAGTGGTTGCCCATTCTGTCTGGGGGTCATCCATTTTCACTCTCTCAATGCGGGCACCAGTAAACATGGTCTTGTTCAGATACTCCACGTACCGCTTTGCTCTGTCTCTTGTTGAAAACGCACCTCTTACGCGATACGATGAGTATTCCCCGTCGGTGACCAGATAAACGCTATCGGGTGGCCTGGGTCGCTTCACGGTTCATCTCCTTCTGGCGAGCAAGACAACTCTTGCAGTCCTTGCAGTCAACGGGTTTGCTGGTCGCCCCGTACAGACGACCGGTGATGCCGCATAGTGTTATTGCTGTGGTGAGAAACACATCGAGCACATGCACCCGCTTTCCATTGCCGATGTAGCCACGTTTGCGGATTGTGAAACTGCCCATATCTATGCCTCTATCCTCAATCTCTGTGTCCCCACCAGTACACAAAGGCCAGCACCAGGGCGCTAGCCGGTAGGCCGGGGTGCATTTAGTCCCTTCATAGGACATTCTGGGTGCCAGCTACGCTCCCCCTCGGCCATGTCAATCAGATACCACTCACCGTTCTGCCCATAAGCAAAATCTACCGACCAGTATCCTGCCACGACCTGCCCCACCCATGTTGTGCAGGAGGTAAGTCGGTCCACTTCAGAACTGTCCTCATAGTTCAGCCTTGCTAACTCTTCTTGCCAGTGTTGCACGGTAGGGCGGCCCTTAGCCACAGCGTCTGCGGGCCAATAGGGGTGGTGGCACTGTACTTGCCCATCCTTGATAAAGTACCGGCGTTCCCTGGCGATTGGCAACCCTCGCCATGCCGTGAATGTAGAGGCCAGTGGAATGTACCGCCGCAGGGCTATAGCCGATGGCGTCAAATCTTGGGCCACAGTACAGTCAATCAGGGCACCAAGATTCTTAAAGAGATGGCTCGCATCAGGAACGTAGCACGTCCATTTATAGTCATGTTTAGCCGAGGCCAAGTCTGTCCGCATGAACAGAGGGAACCCTGTCTTAGTGCTGGCGCTCAGGAGTTCGGCCACCACCGCGTCGGGCAATGGCTTGCCGTCCAGTAACCCTACCCAGACCTTCCAACTTGCCTCTACGAGTATTGTCCAGGGTTTCGGGATAGGCAGGTCTTTAATCAAGGGCCACCAGTACAGCATTGAGTTTTGTGATTCCACCTGAGCCTCCTTCAATCTCTGTGTCCCCACCAGTACAGAAACTCCAGCACCCACTCCAGCACCAGCAGGAGCACCAGGAGCAGCACCAGGGCGCTAGCTGACAGGCCGGGGTGCATTTAGGGGACTCCTGCTCATTGTCTCCATGTCCTCTAACATCCCTGGCCAGCAATTAAGGCATATCCAATGTGTCATACCCTGGACACTAATGAAGTGGCGTCCTCCAGAAAACTTTCGGCGGCACACGTCGCACATGTATAACCCGCCACCAACCAGCTTTTGCGCTTTGTATTTCTCGTAGAGTTCATTCGTGAGCGGCATTAGTATTTAGCCCTCCTCAGTCTTGCCGGTTACACCTGGTGGATAGTTGCTCATGGTGCTAACTCCTTCACGGGTGCCTCCAGCGTCACCTCGAAGAACGTCACCACCTGGCCCTCTTTGTAGCCAAACTCCTTCAGGGCAGTCATCCACTGGTCAACGGTCCCAAAGCCACTACTACCCAGGCCAAACTCCAGAGAGTCAACCAGGTCGAAGGGTTCCGTACAACTCGCCAACCACTTCCGTCGCCCCTTGAGCAGTTCGAGTTCGGTGTCCAGTAGCAAGTCGAGACGACCAGACCACTGACTCCGCGTAACCCTGGCCGTGACTACCCGCCCATGCTCCAGCAGGTACGCGGCTGCCTTGGGATGGCTGAATCGCATTAGCATTTAGCCCTCCTAAGTCGGCAGAGTTCTACAACCTGCCGGTCGGTTATCTCGATGGCACCATCCCGCAGGGCAGCCCGTCGCTTGTTGACTGTCAAGTCGTAGTGCGGGGGATTTTTGTCCTCGAACCATCCACGTCGGAGCCCTATCAAGTTGGCAAATTCATGAAGCTCCTCTATTGTATCTGCGAACAGGTGGCAGGCCCTGGTATATCGCCACCGCTTGGTGGGTTGGCATGAGTGCAACTTGTCTATGTACACCATCAGACTAGTCCTGACCAGCTCTTTCCTCGGCCTTTCGTAGCTCCGCTTCCTCTCGCCCCGCATCATCAATCTCCTGGCAGCAACACTCCACGAGCCATAGAAACGGGCGCAGGGCATCCCGAATCGCTGGCCAGTGGGAGTGGCCTCCTGAATGACACTCCGCCAGCAGCGCTGCTTCAACCAACTGTTTGACCTCATAGGGATCAAGGCGGCCCACAGCCTCGTCCGAAAACTTATAGTCTTCGTGGAGTGGGCAATCCGTGAAATGCACCTCCCCTGCAATCTGGCGTTCGTTGCCGGTTACACCTGGCGGATAGTTGCTCATGGTGCCTCCTTGACCTTCTCCATCTCGCAGGCTGCCACCAGACCCGAATATGTCCAATCAGCATCTTCGGCTGTCACACTGAAGCGATGACCATTGTTGCCGGAGTGCCCACAACCAGGAGAGGACCGATAACCACGCGGGTAGATATACCGAACGGTTCCCAGGAGGCGCTTGCCCAAGAAGTCCTCCGAGTCCTCCGAGTGTCCAGGGCCACCACAGACCAGGCATCTGCACTCAGGGCTGAAGCGCAACCTCACCTTGTCGCCTACCTCTGGCACCCAGGGTTCGTAGAACTCGCGCTCCTCGCTCATGGTTTATCCCTCGTTCTCTGCGGTCTCATCCATCCCCTCAAACTCTGGTGTGCTATCCCAGAGGGTTACACACGCAGGACATATCCACTCAGTTATACCTGCACATACAGGCGGAGCAGGCTTCATTCTCTTAGCCCCACAACATGGACAATAAACCTGGGGCATGGTTATGGTCACACTCTGCCCTTCAACAGTTTGTCCAGGTCGTATGCCTCTCGTAGCCGCACGAACATTTGCCATGCCCCGTCCAACTCCTTGAAGTAGTGATGGCTGAAGTCGCCATGCTCCTTGCTGAAGCGCCCAATATGAAAGCCACCGAGGATACGGTACGGCAACCCGGCATGTTGATTCAGTAGGTGCTGATAGGCGGCGAGTTGCAAGAGCGTTTCCACATAGATTGCGTTGCCAGTTTTCCAGTCGCCCAGGGCGTAGTCGTCCCCTGACTGCAAAATGGCGTCGGGAGTGCCCCCGAAGGCGTAGCAGGTGCAGACCAGGGGCTTTTCCCAGGGGATAATTTCCATCCTGGTCTGTGCCCGCCATTGCTGCCAGTTCTCCCAGCCCTGTACTGCCAGGGGACGGATTGCCTCTGGCGCGCCCGCCAGGAGCGCATCGAGTGGTTCTCCTCGTAACGTCGCCTCGACCAGCGCATGAGCCAGGCTGCCGGCATCTGCCGCCGCCTGTTTCTCCTCCCTGAAGTCCTTCCCGTCTCGGCCCTGCTGCCATGCCCAATAGCTTAGCCCGCCGGAGTCCTTGAACCTGTTCAGGATTGTCGTGACCCCAGGCACCTTAGTTCCGTCTGGTAGGGCGTAACCCGCCTTTGGTCTTGGCATCTGTCTGCTCCTTCTCTTGCGTTACGGTTATCACGATGTGCGGCTCCTTAGAGTGACCCACATGCCTTCTGGCGTCCCCACCTCCCACATCACCGTTCCACAGTGCAGGTCGGAATCGTTCAAGCCGAGTTCGAAGGCCAGGCCGTCCCTGCCAGCCTTGAACCCTGCCCACACGTTGTCATCATCTCGTCTCCGTTCCACAGCGCATCGGAGCTTCAGGTCAATATACAGGGGCGGCTTAGGGGCCTTCCTGTCCGCCAGGGCCATATAGGTCAGGAAAGTGGCATCACGGAAGAGCTGGTTTGTTCCTGCGGTCACCTTGTAGCGGAGTCCCCTGCCAAACCCTGCTCGCTTCAGTTGGTTGCCCGACAGGGACACGGTAGCACCCTTACTATCCAGGGGCACGGTATAGATGGTGTAGGGAAACTCGATGACCAGGGGCTTCACGCAACCCTCCTTCGTTCAATCCCAGAAGACGTTATGGTCTCAGGCATACCACTTGTCGAACTTCTTGAAAAGGTCTACGCCAGCCCCATATCCTAGCTCAGTCAACATCCTCCCCATAAGTGCATCGGCGTCAATGTGCGCCGTTTCTGTGTCAACGTATTCGGCGGATACGATCCCCGCCATCGCTGCCTGAAACTCCTCTGGCGTCATCATCTTGAGCCACCCTCGATTGTGCCCTCGTCGTCGCCGCCCTCTGCGGCCTCCACAGGGGGCCCCTGGGGTGCCGTCAGGCCCGCGTGCGCCTTCCGCCAGGCTCCCATTTCGGCCTTCAGCTTGTCGTATGCTCCCCGCAGGGTCCCGCCAATATGCTCCCACTCGTCCATGTTTGCAACACCCAGGATGCCCCATATTTCCTCCAGTCTCAGGCCCAAGTTGCCCTTTCGGTCTTTGGGATCGCCAAGGACCATCTCCCTGAAGGCTCTCCGGGCCTCCAGGGTCTCGTCGAGGGTAGCCCCGGAAGCAGACGTGACAAGGGGCGGCTTCGGCTCCGCTTTGGCCGGTGGCGTGACCATGCTGGGCTTCTCCTGGCAATATGAGCCGCTGTCGGTCTTCCCTGGGCAGGCGTAGAAGTCATAAGGCTTCCCTGCGTTCTTGCCCGATTTGCTAATCCCCGTGCGGTGCTCAAAGGGCAGGTGGTGGACTGGGCAAGTGGTTGATGGCGCTCCCTGTTCTGGTTGGGACTCAGGTGGCTTCGCGCCTGTGTCGTCCTTGTGTGCGCGTGCCGGAGCTGCCTTACCCGCTGCGGCCCCATCGTCGTCCTCCTCGGATGCTATACCCAACAGAGCGGATAGGGCATAGCGCCTGGCATAGGTGAGGGCCGACCCTATAGCCTGCGGAGTCTTGTCCGTACTCTCAAGAACGAGCTCGCTTTTAACCCATTCGCTAGAGGTATGGCAGAGGAGGGTTTCGACAGTCACCATATTACCAGCCACCTGCGCGGGTTGCATGACGGCCAAGCCATTCTCGGACAGGGCCTTCCGGCAGGATTCCAAAACATCAACCAGGGGCGCATAAGTGTACTTGACCCTTTGACCACCCTTAGTCGTAAAGTCCACTATCACGGACCGCTTGACGGGCAGAAAACCCCCCTGTGCCTTGGCGAGAGCCTCTGAAAGTTTCCCGATGCTATCACTTCTTTCCACCTGGTTCTCCTTTCTTACCCTTGTGGGCCTTGCTCCGCCAGCACCTTGTCCAGGTCTGCGGCGATGGTCGCTTGCGGCACCTGTGTAACGGTGACATAGTCTAGGGGCATCCCCTTGGCCATCTTCTCAAAGGCAGTCTTGTTCAGTTGCAATAGCTTTGTGCTCAGGAGATGCGCCCGCACCCACTCCACGGCTTTCGCTTCCTCGTACTCCAGCTTGGTCAGCACGCGGACATTGACCCCAGGAGCCACCGTCTTCTCCCCCGTGACGGCATAGCTGTTCAGGGCCGCCTGCCGCAAGTCCTGTTCAGCCTCGGCCAGGCTGTTGGCTACCGCCGCCACGCTTACAAGCAGCCCACTGTGCGCCTGCTCCCACGCCGTCCATTCGCTGTGAACCACGGCCTCAATGTCCTTTTGCACTCGACGCAGGTGGGCAACCTGCCGAACCCGCTCCAGCAAAGTTAGCGGCCTTGCCATGAGCGGCCTTACTGCCTCTGTACCTTTAACCTCCATAGCTATCCTCCTTTTGTTGCTTCCAGGATGTCCAACATCAGCCGCCGCTCTGCCAGGTGGACGACGTACTGCTTGTCGCTATTCGTTCTGATAACAGTCCCGTCGGGGTACTGCGGCCACGATCCCCAGAGCCGCACAGGCTCACCACAAAGCTCGCAGGGCATCAGAAATCCCTTGTTTTGAGCTTTGCTATGAGTCTTGCACCATTGCGAGAGTACAGGTCAACTACCGGCCTCAACACCAGTCCTTCGGCCGCAAAGTTTCCCCAGGTAGAGAGGAAACCCCGCTTGACGTAGCGCACCGTTTCTTCCAGGGACCACTGACCAATCACGGGGACGCATCGAATACCAAGCTTGGCCGCGATGTCTTCAACATTATGTCTTTCCAGCCACCACCCGGCCACCCTGACATCGAACAGCACAAAGTCCACCCCATCCTTGATATAGTTGCCCCCACCCTTCTGGATTCTAGCCCCGTAACCCTCTCCATAGAGGATCATTGAAGTGTCAGGATATACCTTCTGGAACAGCTCTACATGGAACAACTCCTGGAGTTTCTTGAGTAGGAAGGGGGGCAACAGGGCGGCATCATTCCTGTCCCCGAACCCTACCTTGCCCTCAGCCCAGGTGACTCGAGTATGTGTCCCGTCAACCTTCTCTGTCCATAGCCACGAGTTCTCTTTCAGGTAATCAAACTCAGGTCGTCGCCATTTCCCTTCGATGACCCTGTGGGTTCCCTCGTCCCTGTCGAAAAGCGTCTCTATTTTCGGGTACTCATTTGCCATGTACGCGCCTCCTGGATTTACTAGCACCCTTCCTCGTGCTGCGAGGCCCACCGGATGGGACACGGTTCGGGTTCCTCGCCCAACTCCTGCTTGAGGCGGCGGACAGTTGCCTCAAGCTGGTGGGTCTCCCAAATATCCCACCAACCCGTGACTCGCATCCGCTTCAGGGTCGCCTCATTGGTGGCTATCTGCTGGCGGAGACTTTCTCGTATGTGCCAAGATGACGGTGTCATGTGCCAACCTCCTCTCGTCAGACCACTGTGTGAGGTAAGTACGGGAAGGTGACCGGAACCCGACTTCCCGATCTGGGGTATGTTGCACCAGAACTTTCCTTAAAGACCTCGCCATCCATATCGTATGCCTGCCCATTCTCCTTGAACACTGAACTACACCGGCGATTCTGGAACAGGCCCTGGCTGACTTCGTTCCACTCGTCGGCATCACCCGTGAGTGGCGAAAGTGGCTTGTACCGAGCTACTATCCCGAATAGATGCGTAACCACTTCGGCATTCATGCCACTGTGTCCCTGCTTCGCAAACGTCTTCACCAGTGCCAGCACCGCCTTCCCTAGCCGTTCCCCGTAGGACGAATCCTTGTCAAGCAACCCTGCGCGTCGCAGCTCATTCTCGGCGTAGTCTACCAATTTACTCATCAGGCTCCTTTTCGTTATCACCATAATCACTGGCGCGGGGTCTCCTCTCGAATATGAGCCTCGATGTGCTCACAGGGTCGCCAGTTGCACTGAGTAGACCAGCCTTCATTCTCAGCCGACCAGCAACCGTTGCACTGGCGGCACAGGTACAGGCCAAACCGGAGGACGACGTTGGGGGTCGGTGGCTTTGGCAGGAGAGGCTGAAAGGAGATTATTGTCATAATCCTAGCTCCTTCTTCCGTTGCTCGATAATAAACAGTAGTGCCTCTGCATCAGCCCTGAAGTTTGCTGGGGGGTTGCCGGCCTCCACCTTAGCCCAGAACTCCTCCGGGGAGCCTGTGAAACAACCGAGGGTTATCACGGGCGTCGGCCTCATCGAGACATAGGCAACTGCGGCAATCGAGAACGCGGGGCCAAAGGTGAAGAACGCCCGCACCCCTATAGCGCCCGTGAGGTTTGCGCCCCAGAGGTTTGCGCCCCAGAGGTTTGCGCCCGTGAGGTTTGCGCCCCGGAGGTACGCGCCCGTGAGGTCTGCGCCCGTGAGGTTTGCGCCCCGGAGGTACGCGCCCCGGAGGTCTGCGCCCGTGAGGTTTGCGCCCCGGAGGTACGCGCCCGTGAGGTACGCGCCCCGGAGGTACGCGCCCGTGAGGTTTGCGCCCCGGAGGTACGCGCCCGTGAGGTACGCGCCTCTCAGGTTCGCCCCCTCCAGGTTCGCCCCCTCCAGGTTCGCCCCCATCAGGTTCGCCCCCACCAGGTACGCCCCCGCCAGGTTCGCCCCCATCAGGTTCGCCAGTTGCCCACCTGGCTCTCCACGCACCCGTGCTATATGTTTGGTCAGGATGTCGGTTATCTGCTCTGCGGTCAAAGGCTCAGTCATGGCTGTACCCCTTTCCTGACATTGGTGATAGCCTGTCTCGCCGCGCACCCCAAGCGGTCATGCACAGCCTGTGCGTCGTCCCCGGTGGCACAGTAGAAGGCCGCGACATCTCCGTAGCCGCCACAGTATTCCTTCAGGAGGATCGCGGGACCGAGACGCCCACACTGAGAGCACCTGGCCGTACAGAAGATGGAGACGGTATCGGTTGTGCGCCTTCTCAGTAAATCGACATCCAGGGCTTTGCGCTCGGCCCGATGCTCGGTGGCCAGGGCTTTGCGCTCGGCCCGATGCTCGGTGGCCAGGGATTGGAGTGCGGCCCTTTGCTTGGCGGCCAGGAAGTCAAGTGCGTCCAGGTAGTCGGTGTACTGTATGGGCGTCGCCTTATTCTGCGCCATCATCGTTGGCCTCCTGTGGCGGAGCCGCCGTCCTCTCAGGCTCGAATATCCAGTCGTAGGGCACCCCCAGCAGGTGCGCTATGGCGTGCTGTTGCTCAGCCGTCAGGTAGTCCCCCTTCCGGCCCGCCATCGCGTGCAACAGACGCCATCTGCCGGGCATCCCGATTTCCGAGGCAACCCAGGTAGCCGTGCGCTTATTTACCTCCAGCAGTTCCTTGAGCCGCACCGCCCACCGTGGCGGCACTGGTTTGGATTTCACTACGGTCATCCCTCCTCCTTTATGGAGTCCTGTTCTACCTCGTTTTGCAGGGCTTCGACCTTAGCCCAGTAGCCGTTGTTCCTCATCCAGGTCCCCCTCGTTTCACGGATTCAACGCTGCCATTGTAAGGCACGGCAGGCATGTTGTCAATACCTGTGGTGTACCAGTTTCGTGCGAATATGCTACGAAAGACGTGGGCTGTGGTGGCCCTGGCCGTGCTTGCGAAGGCCAGGTAAATGGGGCTTGTGTCTGTTGCCGGGGGCGGGTTCAGGCAGATCGAGGTCTTGATACCATCCGCACTGTAGGCA